TTACAATTTTAACTCGATGCTTACCGTTCGCATCGACTTCACAAGTAAAGGCGAGCGGTAGCTCCACCCCTACTTGAAAACCTTTTAATATTTGAGGCACACCGCTAACCACGACCACATGAATGAGGGCTTTGCCCGTTGCATAGCCTATAGCGATGTCACAGTCTTCCGCAATATCGATGTCCGTGTCGAAATACCCTACGCCGACATTCATGTCAACCGTTTCAAAGGGTATGTACAGCGCGTCTACTTTATCCTTTATGTCACCTATGTCGACGGTGTCGGCAACGACTTCGTTTCCATACTCGTCGTGGTTTATTAACCGTTTACCTACCGTATCAATGACTAACTTGTTTGCACGGCTTGAAACGCTTACAGCACTGTACGGCGCGACGATTATCCCGTCGTCACCTTTTGGACCCTGTACACCCGGAGTCGAGATCGTAACAAGCTCGACTCTAGTGGTTTCAAGTACCGTAACGTCGTCGTCAATCTCAATCGTCGTAATGGTGTTAACGTACTCTTCAATCATGCGCGCCGACCACCGTTAAATGGATGCGGAATAAGAACGTAGTAATACCGCCCGACGATACGTGCTTGACAAGATACTTAACTGTACGCCACCGTAAATCCGCAACGGTTCCCGCCGTCGTAGCGGCGGGTAGGTTGAACTCGTATGTACCATCTAGTGCGTCGGTGATATTAGCCACCAAATCGAACTCAGACTGATCGGCTTCAAAGAATATTTGAGAACCCGTCAAGTCGATCGGGTCGCCGGTCTCTTTGTTCGTCCAGCGAAGGGGGTAAACTAAGTCTTCACCCTCCACCATTTCAACGTTAAAAGTCTCTAAAGCCATGTCGCGCTCCTTACACTTTAGACACGGATAGCTTAGCGGACGGCGCCGCCGTTCCATTTGCTAAAGTTCCAGCCGCAAGAGTCAACCCGCTAGTTGTGCCGCGTATTTTCAGCCTGAGTTTGGTTCCGGCGTCTATAAAGATTCCGTTTTCTACGTACTGGATTTGACCTTCATTTACAGAATCAAATTCTTTTTCCTGACCGCTGTCATCAACGGGGACCCAAGAAGATGTTGCATTGTCATAACTTTCGACCCATGTCTCTATACCACCAGAGAAGCCAATAGTATCAAGATTTAAACTTGCTTGGATATTGTATGTGCCGCTTTTTAAAAACTCTAGCTCGCCGCCAATCAAGCTCATACCAATTGAAGACTTTTCAACTTCAAAATCAATCACCACTCCATCAGTGGCGGTGGTTATTGATTGAGCGACATTGCTCACCGCCCTAATTCTAGGGGAGTCCGGTGGATTTTCTAGTGAAGTTATTCGATTGTTGTACTCAAGAAGTCTATACAGCTTTGCGTCTACACTTTGCCAGATTGGTCCAGATGCATCATAAATAAATCTGACCTCCTCGTTTACGTCAAGAGCCGTTAAATCGGATGCGCCGTTTATCCCTTGAGTCTTTAGTATTTTTAGATCGTCAGTAGATAGTATTGAATCGTAAATTCTGAAGTTTGAGTATCTCCCAGGAACACAAGAGTTAGCAGATTTTGACCAGCCAATCTGAACCGAACCTGAAGCGGTATTTATTGCACCACCGCCGCTCGTTGAATTTTTAGTGACAGGCTTTGCCATGTCATCAACATAAAGCTCCACATCATTAACAGATGAGGATGCAGACGTGATCGCTATTGTGTGTACATTGCCATCAAACAGATCTTGCATTTTGTCGGCCTGGTATTTTATCAGCACGTTCCGAAAATGAAGCCGAAGATCTCCGTTCGAACCATCTCCTTCTAGTGCAAAAATGGCTCCAGTATATGAGATGTCCCCAATTCCAAAGAAACCCGCTTTATCACCTGCGCGCTGTTCGCCATTCCCTTTAAACTGGAAAAATATCGTTCTAGGGCTATTTCCGGTTACTGGAGAAAATGACCCTGTAAGGCCGTTAATACCAGTAAGACCGCTCGCTATGTTCATCACGTCATGGGTTTGACCTTCAAATGTATCCTCAACGAAGGTTACATTTGTCTCAGTCATGGCGGTGGCGTTTGGGCTCGTGTCGGTTGAGTTTCCATCAAGTAATAGTTTCATTACAGTTGGGCTTTCAACAAGAGGGGGAGTTGCTATCGGCGTATCATTTGATTTAATTAGCTGTGCTTTGTCGCCCTCACCTCTCGTCAGCATGACAAAGTGACCATCTGTTATTGATGATGCAGGGGGGAAAGTGACAGACGATATAGATTCTTTACTTTTTAATATGACATGTTGATCATCTTTTTTTAGTTGAGCCTCTGTGTTTTCAATCGTCTTGTAAGATACATCTGGATCGGTTATAGCTTCTTGAGCTTGCCACAAATTAGCCGAATGGTCGTATATAAACCTGATAGACGAATCAACATCAAGGGTGGCCAAATCAACCGCACCAAAAACACCTCTAGCTACGATGTCTGTTAATTCGCTATTTGTTAATATGCTGTCATAGATTCTAAAATTAGAATACAGTCCTTGTGCTGAGTCTCCGGGGCTAGTCACCCAGTGCCCAACTGTTATTTTTCCTCGCTCTGTATTTATGTCTACATCGCCACCGTCAACGGAATCTATAGTAATAGGCACTGTAAAGTCATCAACGTAAAGCTCTGGTGGCTCAGTGCTAGATTTAACCACTAATGCAATAGAGTGCCACTGGCCATCGTTTATAGTTGTTCCCAAATTAAAGTAAGTAAAGGCAAGGCCGGATATGTCAATACGTATAGAGTCCGAATATATTGAAGTCAGACCAATAAAACCACCTTGGACCGATCTGTCACCGATTCCAAAGAACCTCTTGTTCTCATCTAATGGGCTTCCAGTTTCAGATTTGTATTGAAAAAAGATTGTTCTCGGGCTTCCGCCTAAAATTGGGTTACTTGCAATTGAGACGCCATTTTTACCAGTTTCGGATGTTGAAATTCTCATTACATCATGGGTTTTTCCGTTAACATCATTTCCAATATAGCTTATGACACCAACGCTGGCAGATGAGACTCCATTGATTGATATGTCATTTGCATTGCCAGATAAGGGTAGGTTTAGCTCTGTTGAATTGTCTGAAAGATTAATTCTAGATATTGTTGCGTCTGAGCTTTCCAACACTTGACTCAGAGCGCCATCTCCGCGAAAGAAATCAATAAAGTGCCCGTCATTAATGGTGGTGGCTAAAGGAAGGATCGCTTTTGAATTTGACGTGTCACTTTTAAACCTAACATACTGATCATCTTTTGTTAGTTGCTTGGTTTCGTTTGCTACGTCGATGTATTCAACGGTGCCGGGTCCGCCACCAGGGGTTAGCGAATCGACCTTGTCTATGAGCTCGTTGACTTTCGTGGCGATTACCGCCGACTTGCGAGGGATGGAGCTGTCGCCGATTTTTAATTTATCTACCATGTTTATGGATTCCTATAGGTGGTCGTCGCTCCACATATATAGAACACATTTTAAACGGGTATCAAACCATAAGCAATAACAACCGCTACGCCTTCAGTAAATGCCCTGTAAGCGTTGAATTGTTTATGGTTACGTCGCCTTCCGTGTCTGTACCGATAAGCGGCACGACCACGTCGTCAACTTGCAGCGCGAGCAGACCCGTACCACTTATAAGACCTAAGTCGCCAGCGGTCGCAATTTTAGCAGGTGTAGGACGTGGAGACGTTGAGACAATCGCACCGCCACGCTTAACGCCGAACACTACGCCTACCGTTGCGTCGTCGACACTGTGACGAACCGAGGACCAACCCACGAATTGATAAGTACCCGCAATCGTAGCGCGTAGACCACCGTTACCGGAGTCGTACACTAGACCGTCCTGAACGCCCGCAGAGTATCCTGGTACTTCGAAGTAGGTCGTACCTTCAGTGATTGGTAACAGTGTGTCGTCTGTGGTGGTTGTACCGGTGCCGAACGTAACCGTATTCGTTTCGTCGGTCGTGATGTTCATTTCACCGAACGCGCTTAACGGCGTGTTATCCGTGATGTCGATCGACGCTTCACCCGTTTCGGTATCTACGGTGACCGTAAAGTCCGTACCAAATGTGAAGGTCTTAACGCCTGCCGTAGCGTTAACCGTCACGGTCGCGTCGGTCGGTAAGTATAAGTTATTGGTAAGGTAATCGAGTAACTGGTTTAACGACGTCGCGGTGATGTTACCGGTCGTGTTTTCTGCGATCGTAGCGTTTATCTGTGTGCTCAGTTCTGAAAGCGTAGCGCGTGCCATAATAAAAAGCCCTATCGGTTGAGATAGGGCTAGTATAACACGGTATTATCGGGGAGGGTTACGACGGCGTGGTGTGTAATGCCAGCTTAACGGCTGAAGCTACTCGACTAGGCCTAAAGAACACTTCGCCGTCTACCCTTGTCTGCTTTCCGTCCGTCGTAACCATATGCGTTTTACCGTCGTATATGTTAATCACAGCGCACCCTCCCACATTTTAACGACGTTCAGAAACTTAAAACCCGCTACGACGAACAGAACTACCCCGACGCTGATCGCTACAGACGGCACGAACTCGTCACGGCGTTTCGTTTCCCAATCGCTGCGGGTGTGCACCCATTGGCGTTGCTCGGCTTTGGTATATTTATTTGTCACGGTGCGCTCCTTACACTGGCGACACACTGCGTATCGCCTTAATATCCTAATAATAATACACGTTATCGTAACGCTGTCAACTAGCCGACCGCGACGTACTCCACACTATCCGCGCCCATACCGCCGACGTGCATCGACTCATCAATGTCGGGGCGTATAGGTGACACGTTTATGACCACGGCGTCAAACCTGTTCGGTGATGTGGTTCCCTCGGGCGTCTTATTAATTAGTATCTTGTTCGTATTAGGGTTTGTGACGTACGTCGGCTGTGATAGCTCCGTCACTAGCTCGTCGAGGCCTTCCATATCGCTAGACAGGGCGATACAGTCGTCCGGTGATATGTCCGCGCCTTCGTAGCGTACTTTGTAGGAGTTGTGGCATAGCTGGCGGAGTTTCCACGCGGCCTGTGCTCTTAGGTTCGTAAAGAAGTCTTTATTTCGTATCGATTCCTTATCACCTGGTTCGACCCTCTCGCCCGTATTCACGTCACACGCAGGGTTTACGATAGCGTGGCTCGGCGACCAGCCTATGATCGTAGGTAGCGTCGCAGGCTTACGACCCGATTCTACAGCGTTACTCTCGTACATCGTAGCGGCGGCACGAGCACCCGCACCGACACCGTTAATCTCGTAACGCCACTGGTCAGCGCCTATCATGTCGGACATTGCGTAATACTGACGCGCAACGGTGTCAGCGTTACCGCCGTCACACATGGACGCTTCGACAAGATAGCCGCGTTTAACCGCTAGGCTGTTTCTATCGTTACCGCCGTCCGCAACGTCCATCGACGCGACGCGCGACCCTGTAGGCTCTGGCCAGTTAAGCGCCTTGTGAATATCAATACACGCTTTAACCCATTTGCTCGGGATAAGCACGCCCTGTACTGCCGACGCGTAGTCGCGATCGACCTCTTGAGCGAATACGTGCAGTAAACCCTCGTCTTCAGCCTTAGCGCGTCGACGGTCGTACCAGTTCAGGTCTTTGCCTGGGTGGTCACGCCAGTCGAATATAAATACGCGCGTCTTACCTTTTGGTAACTCTTCGCCCGCTTTCCACTCGACGCCGGCTTTACGACGACGATAAAAAACGTTACCCGTACCGTTTACGGATGATATGTCGATTTGTACGTCCGTGTTATCACCTAACGACGCCTCGATCAGTTCCGGCCTCTCGTAATGTGCGCTCTCATCCTTGAAGTAGATCCCCTTACGACCGCCTCGCCCAATGTTATCGCCAGCCTCGCCCGCAATTTGCGCGCCGTTTTCAGGGTTAACGATTTTCATGCTTGGCATGTGCTTGTCACCGTTCCAACCTTGAGGGTGGAAGATGTCAGCCGGAAGCATGTTTATCATGTCACGGATTTTCTGGAATATAGAATCGGGGTCGCCTATACGGTCGACTAGCATTTCCTTACGGGAACCGAAACCGGTAGACGAGTCGGGGCGAAAAAGCCACATCCACACAGAGAACGCGGCACATACGAACGTTGCGCCCGCGTCACGACACTTTTCAATGAGTCCCGACTCGCCGTCGTCTATGCAATCTTGAAGGAACCAGACAAGCTCTATCTGACGAGGGAACAAACAGAAAGGCATACGCTTCGGGATCGGGTCTTTCTTTCTAGGGTCGTACGTCGTAGCCCAATCAAGTATAAAGTCGACAGGGTTCGACTCGTAGTGCTTCAATACCGCCGCTTTAACTACAGGGTCTGACCGCATTGCATTGAGTAGGTCTATCCTCCGTTTGTACACCTCTGTGAAGTTAGGAGGCCAAACGTGACACACCCTAGGGTCGTTGTCGTACTGTTTCATGTCGTATTTCATTAACTCATATCTTCCCATCCTGAAGGCTTATAAACCCATCCGTCAGGGGTTGGGGTGTTTGCGTATGTATTCCTAGCAACCGAACCGAAAGCAAAGTTGGTTGAAGTTGGCTTAGAGTAGGTCCAATACTCTGTGAGTATTTCAGGTTCTTTATGTGAGAGTGTCGATTCGCTAGTTAATCCATATGTATTAAGCTTTATGATTCCGGTGTCATAGTCAACATTAGTTATATATGTAGTTGTTGACCCTACAACTACACACTCTCCGCCATTAAACAATCCTGATTCTGAAATCACATCACATAAAACAGTGCTGGAATCGACTACCGAAACGCCGATATTGTTGCGGTTTGAAGTTTTAAATAAACCTATACCGCCAATATATGTATCATTCCTACCCCTGTCACTATCGTTAAGGCTTATCGTCGCATTGTTGTATGTGTATATCGACTTGTAGTCCGGGACGCCCTGTGAAATTCCCAAAACATCTATTGTATGCCTAGATAGTGCGTTATCATCTTGCCCAGCTCTTACTCCTATTCCGACTACAGGGTATCCTACAGAGCTGTTAGTTATTTGGTTGTTTTCATACCTTACAGGGTATATATCACTATCTGTCTTCAGTATGCATTTAGGGACTGAAGACGCTTGATTGTCGTGAACGCTCAAACCCCTGCAAGCTCTAACAGCTTTAACAAAATACTGACTTTGAGAGCCGGACCCAACCACGTTGCAATGATGGACGTCTATGTTTTGACATGTGTTGTCAGTATTGTCTATTTGAACGTAAGCATTTTGTTTTGTTGATGTTAAACCCTCGAAATAAGCGGATATCTCAACTTGTATCACCTTGTCAATTAGAATGCAGCCTTGGTCAATCGTTGGTGTGTTGATGACTTTAATATTAACTCCATGAGTCTCTGCCGGGTTGTAATCTCTTTGATCGCCGATCACCATCGCATAATCCACTGCGCCAAAATATTCACCACCATCAATCACTACTGCATTTATTTCGTTAGCACCGTCAAGTTGAGACATTGATAGATTTGTATTATTTACAGTTGAACGGCAGTTTAATGCTTTACAACTAAACGAGCGTATGTTAAGTCCAATATCGAAACCTCCAGTGTCTATATTAGTAAGTTTAGTGTTGTAGTGATGTACAGCAAACCCTCTGCCGACTTTTGTTGGTGATTGAGATCTTACCTTAATGCCTTTTATTTTTAAGTTTGTAGCGCCTGTCCTTACTGTAATTTCATCAGCAAAATCCGAAGCTCTTAGAAACGTAAAAGCCCCGCCGCAATTAAAATGAGAAGTAATATCGATTTGTGAAGATATTAGAGCTACGCCCTCACCCTTTACTGTTCTAAGTCCGTTATTTGATGCGTATTCAAACGCATCTTTAACTTGTTGTGTGCTATCATTTACCCCGTCCAAGGTATCGCCGAAATCAGAAATCCAAACACCGTTCAAGGGTATAAAATCACCAGAGTCACCATTGTTAGCTATGCGCTTCCAACTGCCCGCGCCTGTGCTTGCGGTATCTCCAACACTAATCGCAATAGGCACCCCCGCAATCATATTCTCAACAGCAGAATTACCCTCTGAAGCCTTGTAAACTATGTTGGTCAAATCAGGAATAGTCTCCTCAACGACCGCAACGACCTGAGCTTGGGTTATCGCTTGGTACGGCTGCACGTTCGCGTCGTCGGGTCCGGTCGTAGGGTCTGAGCCTTGCGCTACGTATGGCAGGGTCGCAGCGGTGCGCGGCTTGTACGGGATACCGTTATACACGGCGTATTCGTTGAAAGCGTTAAACGTCGTAACGCCCGCCGTCCACGTACCGATCGGAATACCGCCCGTACCCTGAATCGCTTCGAGGTAAGCAGCTTCAAGCGAGTCAAGCGTCCGGTTCACGCCGCCTGTGCGGTTAGTGGATGTGGTGATCGGGTTACCCGATGCGTCCTTAGAGTTCACGACACGACCTAAGTGCGCCGTGTCGAGTTGTGCGTCGAGTAGTTCTTGCTTGGTCACGAGACCTGAAGGTGTCTGCATTGTGTAGCCCCTATACGTGTGTTCAGTTATAGGGGCTATTGTAGCGCGTTAAGTGTTCAGTGGGAATAGTGCGAGGTTTGCGTCGTATGCTGCTTGCCACACGGTAAGGTCGTCCGGTGTGATTACGAATACGGTCTGTGCGTCAGGAAACACGCCGTGAACACGTCCGTCAGGTCGTATCACCATGTGAGGTTTTTCACGGTATATCGGAGCGAGTGGTACGGCGTAGAACATAGCAAGAAGGGCGTCAAGAGACGCCCCGTTCGTTACGTAGTCAGTCATGTTACTGCGCCAGTTTAGCGCGTGCAGAGCGATACGACTCTTCCAGTCCGTGCATCTTAATGACGTTGCGCTTGTACTGCTCTAGTAACACGAGGATTTGACCTTCACAGTTACGTTCTTCAGGTCGTCGTTCACAGATAAGACCCGCAAGTAGCGCGTCCTGCTTGCGTGAGCCCGTCAGAGCGACGTTACGCGCATCTTCGAGTACTTGGAGCTGTTCAGCTTTAGACTCGGCTGCGTTCGTTACAGGCGCTAGGAGCGATAGGGCGAGTAATAGAGTTCTCATGGTTAGCGCTCCTTCGGTGTGTGGCACTTCGGACGCAGTTGTACCGATGGGTTGTCCTGTGCCCAATCCACGATTCGTTTCTGCTCCGCGGCTTCACCTGTCTCTTCGTCCGTATCGTCTAGCGATACGAGACCTTTAGGCGTATGACACTGAGGGCACAGGTCGAGGGTCGAGTCGTACACGTTAGTACACACCTCACACGAGGTCACTGAAGTGCCATGGTAGGGCGGTACGCGTCGAGGTTCTTTTTCGCCTATTGTGTGAACCTCTACCGTCTCTGCGGATTCGTCAGGTTTTCTCGCTTGCACTACTGGTTGCCCGGTACCGCTTGCCTCAAGCGCATCGTCGTTAAGCGAGATACGCCCGTCGCGTACTAACTGCGCCATATGTCTAATGACACGCAGCGGCGCAGCACCACCACGTAGCAACTCCTGGCAACGGTACGTAACCGAGTCGGACCATTCGATCGTATCGGTTTCACACATAATGTCGCCTTCGTCGAGGCGTAACAGGGTGGTCGTGTCGTCGCTGTAAAGCACTGTACACGGCTGTATGTCGCCATGTAGTACGTAACGGATTTCGTTCAGTTGGGATTGTGCTGCGAGTCGGTCTTTGATTAGTTCGTCGATGCTTGAATTTACGTTACGACGCATCAAACCCGCTTCGACGAGCATCTTGGTAATTTCACCAATCTGTGTATTTGCGTCGTCGCGATACAGGTCTCGCTCCGACTTGTTTAGTTCAAGCGCTTCGACAGCGTTGAATAACTCGGTAAGCCCTGCCGACTCTGGAAGCTCGACCAGTTGCTTCAGGCCGTTAATCGTGCCTAGTAGCTCGTTATGCTGAGTTTCAAGCGTCTCGAATTTATCTCTAAGTGCGCGACGTTTTTTGCCGCTTGAATTGTATGAATCGCGAAGATTGTCGCGTTCAGTGATTAAGTTACGTGTAGCCACGAAAATGTGGTGAGTAGAATAACAACCTAGTAATTTTTTAAGGTTGGTCTTCAAATCTAAATCGGTGTCGTATTTCATAGCGTTGTGCTCCTGTTCGCTCCGAATGAAAAGGGGTTACTCGGCGCGCCTGGAGCGACTTAGGCTTCAGATGATGTGCCCACCAACCTAGCCGAGTACATGTGGATACTAGCGCACCGCGACGGGTGCGTCAAGCATCGCCCTTGATAGCGCGACGATATACGTCTGCGGCGTCTACGGCGCTCATTTCGGTGTTAATCGTCTCGACGGGCTTACCATCGGGACCGGACACTTCGAGGCGTTCAGGGCTGTAGGAGCCCGTCATTTTCGCCAGCATGTCGGCGTACTTCGCTCGGGTCTTCTCCGACACGATTTCGCGAGGGATGATCACAAACTTGCCGATCGACATTTCGAACTTTACCGAATCAACGTACGGCTTCAGGTCGTCGGGGATTTGTGTCGGGTCGTCTACGGTCGGGCGGAAGTCGTACCCCAAGATCTCCCCGGTCTTAGCGTTTTGGCGCTCGACGTACTCCCACGGAAACGTTTTGAATCGGTCCGCCGGGTCGGTCGCTTTGTCTCGTATCGTCTCCACCATCGTAGCGGCGGCTTGCGCGTTTGATGCTTTCGACTCGGCCACCAGCTCGTCGTACGCCTCTACGACTTCGGGACGCTTGCGGAACTTCGACACGAACTCCGTTTTAGTTTGCGGCGAGAGGTTTCGCTTCTCCGGCATAGCCATGTCGAGACATGTTGCGTTCGTCCAAGCTGAACGACCTTGATCGAAGAGGTACTTAACGAGCTTGTATTCCGCGTCGCTGAACGGTCTGCTCATTTCTAAAATTCTCGAATTGTTTTGTGTTGCTCTCGATGTTACCGCACCGCACACGTAACGTGCAACCGGTATCGCCACGAGGCGCAACGAGCGAAGCATTACGGAACGCTGTATCGTAATAGAGGCATTACGGAACGCTGTAGCGTAATAGAGAGCGGTAACACATAAGGGTAACACATCTTTTTTCACGCTCAACCCTTTACGCATAAGGGCTCGACCCATGCGGTTACGGGTAACACATCCCTTTACTATACATTACAGTATTTATTATATTTCCTATATTCTTAATTATTTATTATATTTCTTATATATTCTTATATTTCTTATATAGTAGTGTTACCGTGTTACTCTTATAGTATTATTAACGAATTTCAAGGACTTAACGGTTAAAAACGTAGTGTTACCCCCGTGTTACTCGTGTTACCTTTAAAATAGATAAACGTCGTACCGTAACGCTTTTATATTAACTCGGCGAAATTACGGTACGACGTTTATAATATATTCCTGTTTTTATGTATTAAATTTTATAATTGAGTAGGCAAGTAACATTTTTGCGCTTATATGTCGTCTGCTTCGTTACTATGTTAAAACGGTCCCGCAGCGTCTTCCCGAACTTCTTAATGGGCATTGGTTGGGTGCCGTTTCTCTGAGAAAACAGGCAATACGCATCGTGTACGAATTGTAAAGGTATTTTGGCACCCGCTTCAGGTATCAACTCTTCGCGTATAAATCTCGCCTCTAATCCTCCCGTGTGACCCATTAGTAGTCGCTTTAAATTGTCGTAAGTTTCGTGCGTGAGTACCTGACCAGGAGGACACGGAGCCACTAAAGGCCTGTTGTCTTCCGTTCTTGCTTGCACCTTTTCACACACTATGTGACGGTTTTTTAATTCGTCTAGTACCTTTTGCGTTGTGTCGAAGTTAACGACGCGTACAGTAGACTTGTACAGTTCAAAGGGTTCTGTCGTGTATAGAACGCCTTCAGGTGTTTCGATAATGGTCACTCTGATCATGCAATACGTACCCCCATAAAGCAGTCAAAAACAGAGCCGGAATGCTTGGCTTTACCCTTAGTAACTCCGCGTCAGTAGGTTGTAAACCACATCACGAAAATCGCTTTTCGCTTGCTCGTTAAGTAGCAACTGCTGACACATGTCATTCATTCTCACCCTAAAGTCGGTCACATAAGCGCGTGTTAGCTCTGTGCGGGCTTCCTCGTCGTTACTGAAGTAATGAGCCGCGTTAGTTTTCTTCAGGTTGCCCACGATGCTCTCAAGCATGAAGTCGACGGACTGAGTCGGGACGCCTAACTGCTTCGCCATAACGTGCACTTTAACCATGCGCTCAAAGCGGTCCGGGTCTCTTGCGTGGATTGCGTTGAGCTGGCACGCGTGCGGGATGCTGTAAGCGGCGGCTACTTCTGATAGGCTTTTAGCACCAAGGCTTTTTGCTTGTTTTGCTGGTGTCATGTGTTGCTCCTTTATAATATTTCTACAACTTCAGCGTTTTTGATTACAATTTCGTCGGTGTCGTTAAAAACCTCATCAATTGATAAATCTCCACCAACGATGACAACTTGCTCGTCGTCATGTTTATACTGCTCAGCCAATTTAACAGCAGCATCAAAATTAATAACCTCACCGTCAAAGCCATCCACATCCAAAAATATAGCGCATGTACCGTCTATAGCATCGCCAGAACTACATCCATCAACCCAGTGATAGCTATTACCAATAAAATCGCCAACGTTTACAACTTCATCTTTACCGTTGAATTTAGTCATTACGCGCAAGCCGTAGACTTCGTGATTTAGTTTTGTTTCATTGATAGTTTTCATAATTTATTGCCGCGTTGTTTTCGTTTCGATGGGGTTATAATAGCAAAACATAACATTATGTAAAGCTTTATTTTACTTTTTATTAAAGAGTTGAGGTTGAGTTGTGAGACTTATATTCAATGAGTAGATCAATCATACTGCTAATGTAAGTTGAATAGTAAACGGGTGTCCCGTTTTTGCAAAGGACGCTGTCATGTCCATCTTGTTTGACATGATAGACATTTTCACCTGTCAACATCCGGTCAATTCTAATGTTAAAAAGTGCTTCCTCAAATATCTCAATGCTATCGAGATTTCTGTAGTCGATTTGACAAAGACGCTCTTTAAATTTCACATTGAGTAGTAAGCGCTCAAACTTTATCGCGCTGTCGATACTTAATACATCATCTTTGTAAGATGCTAACAGCAAACTCTCTATAAAAAATGTTAACTGTCGAGTGATGACGTTATCACTCAAAAGTTTTACTTTAATTAAGAGTGACTCTAGAGCATGAGATAACTCAGGACTAACGCAGGACTGAGTTTCTATTTGCTGTACTACCTCTACCGTTTGATTAATTATTTTTTTAAATGATGCGTGCGTGATTTTCATAATTTGTCGCTCCCTGGATAAGTGGTTGCCTCGTTGGCTTGAGTACATAATAGCAAAACATAACATTATGTAAAGCTTTATTTTACTTTTTATTAAGTTTTTATTTCACAGCGATCTCTTGGAGTTCGCGACCGACACAATAAGCGATGTATACAGCGCCCTGTTCGTCAAAAGATTCGGCGCAATCATAGCCGAGCCTATGAGCCAAGATCCCCTGGTACTGTTGAACAATCCAGCCAGCATTAAAGTCTCTAACTGTTGTTTCGTATTCATAAATAGAGTTAGTTTCATCAAGTATTTCTGAAATCTCCTCATCGTCACAATCAATACCGAGCTCTTCGCGCAACTTTTGAAATACGTCACGCATAATCTTACATTCTGTAAAGTCGTGTTCGTAGTTCAAACGAGTAATATCGAGAATGTTTTCAACTTCGATGTTGTATTGAAAATTGCACTCGTTAGCCAAATTGTAAGTATTCCCCTCACTAGCGAAGAACAGACAGCCGCGTTGGTAGTCATTTTCATATGACTTGTGAGCTTCTACTTTTTCGATTTTTTGGAATGATGCGTGCGTGATTTTCATAATTTGTCGCTCCCTGGATAAGTGGTTGCCTCGTTGGCTTGAGTACATAATAGCAAAACATAACATTATGTAAAGCTTTATTTTACTTTTTATTAAGTTTTTTTTTTATTGCGGCCGGAGCCGCGTTAGGTGGTGAATTAAAGGTACTTGCGCACTACTGCCGATTCAAAATCCGAAGAGTGAAATGCGCGACCAAAAGATTTTGGGCGATTTGCATTAAAATCGTTAACAAAAGCAAACTTATCTTCTAGGCTAGAAATATCTTTCTTGAACTCAATGTAAAGAGAGCCGTTTTGTGCAAAATCAGATTTAACAGCAATAAAGCCATCGAAGCTCTTAGCGTAATGAGTCGCAGCTTTAGCAACTCCAGCAATAACAGCAATAAAGCCAAAGTTTTTTTTAGCGTGTACCTTTTGAAGAGCAAGCTTAAGAGCTACTGCGTAATCACCAACAACTTCTACTGTTGCCTTGGCTAGTGCGTGTGCTGCTTTAAAGATTTCTGAGTTAGTCATAATTTGTCGTCCTGTTGTAAGTAAAGTATGTTTCGTTTCGATGGGGTTATAATAGCAAAACATAACATTTTGTAAAGCTTTATTTTACTTTTTATTAAGTTTTTTTTATTGCGGCCATAAAAAGCCGCTGGTTAGGCGGCCATTCTTTACACTTCACCCTGTCACTCCTAAGCTTTCTAAATCATTCATAATGCGTTCGGTCAGTGCCGACGCTTCCTTCGGGCGCATAACTTGCAGCGCGTTAACGTTGGTCCCGTACCGTTTCGCAAGGTCTACATGTATCATCTGATCAGGCACCCCCATAGCACGAAACGCACCGGCGTATAATGCTACGGCCTCGCGTAACTCTCGCTGAGCGACTACGGTCTTATTATGGCTAATCGCGGCCATCATTTGAACTTTAGTACCGCCGTACGGTACGTTCCATTCCTTACTAAGCTTGTCCGCTTCGCCGCGCATGTCTGCCAGTTCTTCGGGCGTTAGCTCGCGTAAATCCGCGTCAACAAGTACAAGGTCGCCACGACCACCAGACCCCACGACAGGCGTATGGCCGCAGTACGGACACGAAGACGGACCGACAGCATACACACCCATACACTCGGGGCAAGTTTTAACAGCTGCGGCACCTGCGTCTGATTTGCCGCGTTTTTCACGGCGGTCGAGGCTCCACTCTCGGGGCGCATCTGGCAGACCGTGACGCTTAACGTTGCCAACCATGTCGACGATAATCGCGTGGGATTTACCCGATAGCGGGCGTAAAGAACGACCAAACTGCTGAGAATACAATCCGTAACTCATGGTAGGGCGTGCCATGATAACCGTCTCAATACCTGGACAGTCGAAACCCTCCCCGAACAGGTCAACGTTTACGAGAACCTGCGTTTCTTTATTGGCAAACTTTCGCAGTTCACTACGTCGCACCGCCGCGTCGGTCGTACCATCTAATGAGATCGCTTTGACTCCGTTAGCGTTTAGCTCGTCCGCTGTTTTTCGCGACGTCTCTACGTCAACCACGAATACGACCGATTGAGTCCCGTTAGCATACTTTACGTAATTCTGTACTACGTCGCCGATAATACCTTTCTGGGCTTTCTGGTTTCTCTTGCGTAGCTCGTTTTTATTAAAGTCACCGTCCGAACCATACGCCATGTTAGATAAATCTATGTTGGTCGGCGGCGCGTATATGCTGTAATCGGTTAGGCTACCGTCTCGGATCAGTTCTCGCATCTGTATCACTTCGAAAAAGTGGTCGATGTACCCGTCAGCATGAGAACCTAAACCCTTACCATCCGCACGACACAGGGTAGCCGTCGGGAAAAGACCCTTAGCGTTAGGGAACAGGTCTATACACTTTCCCCAACCCGAACCCTTGGTAATATGATGGCTCTCATCAATTGATAACATTGTCAATTTAGGAGCCCACGTATCGACCCGCTGACGTAGTAATGACTGAACACTCGAAACAAAGGTTTGAGCATTGGGTGACCTGAAGCACTGACCCGTCTCTTCAATGTGTCGCTCAGATATGAACCTTACCAATTGATTATTTTTGGTCAGTATGTCGTGCATAACACCCTGTCGGGCTAACGCTACGGATATCTGTTCTATAAGTTCGGTACGGTGCGCGACCATACCGGTATAGCCGCCGCGGTTTCGTTCTCGTCGATTAAGCTCGGCCATCATTAGGGTTTTACCCGATCCGGTAGGACTTACAGGGCATACACGCTGTAAACCTTGCGACCAAAGGTTCTCCGTGGTCTGTATTCCGCTTGCTTGGTACGGTCTAGGTGTTAACACTGTCTATCCACCTCGCACCAGTTTGAGATAATGCGCCCGTTACTGCTCGGTAACATCATTACTTCTTGATTCCCGCGAGTCCTGCAATTACAGCAGTAACATGGGTACGTTGAAGCCCCCACGCCTCCGCACTCGGGACAAGCTACTTGACGCATCGGCGCGTTGCGGAATCCCGCGTGTATATTAATTTTACGTTCTGTTCGTGCCATGGGTACTCGCTCCTATTCTGTGAAGGTAATGCGTTGGATAGGACCTTCGATGCGGTACACATGCCCACGGTAGTCGTACTGACTCATAGGCTTGTGCAGGCTATTACCATGCTTAACCAAAATAATAACATTAGACACCTTAGCAAACTTAGCGACAGGGCCTTCGTGCTCTACGTGGGCTACATAATGCCCGTCCGGTGCGTCTTTAATGCTCTCGTCTTCATACTGGTGAAATACTGTCTCGCCTTTCATATCGTACTCGCTCCTATAATAAGTTTTCGGAATTGATTATATATTATTACATGAAGGTGTTGCAAGTCGTAAATTATTCGTTTATAGTTCGTTTCGTTGTCACGATGATGTGACGTAATAGATAGGGCGCACAGCCCGTTAGGAGCGACAAGTATATGATTGCAGATAAATACGGTGTAGGTCTGGTAAAATTCGAGGGCGAGGAACACGCTCACCCGTGCGTCCAATTTGGTGACGGCATGACTCGTATCTTTACTACAATTTGGGATAAACAAAACGTTGGTATCAAGTTAGCTAAAGTAGTAGAAGACCTACCAGCGTTCCACTCTTGTGATTATGACGAGGAAAACCCGCCGCATAAAACCGATGGTAACGAAATCCATATCATGTTCGATAATCCAAAGTCTATTGACGCTATGATCAGTCGTTTGGAATATATCAAAAACGTTATGGTTTCCGACGAACCCTTCCCTGCTAAATAGGAGCGGCACCATGTTACAAGAAACACTTACACACGTATCACCGCTATGTGATGCGCTAGAAAGCAATATCAACGACGGCGACCACGCTACGATCGCAGAACAAGCATCTGAACTGGTCGTCTGGGTTCAAACGCTTAACACTCTATTCAACGTAGAGCCGTCAAACCCTCACGGCGCAATCAAAGCACTCGACGAGTCTATCAAGTCGCTGCAAGCGGTACGCAAACAAGTATTCAGCGCAGTCGAGCAACGTGTGATCAGCGGTGAAACGGTGGAAGGCTTCGCACTTACACAAGGTAAAGCAGTCCGCAGCATTCCCGACTTTAACGCAGCCGTGACGCTACTTGAAACGACGGCGGGTATTTCTAAGTCGTGGATGTTCGAACAGAAACCGCTAGGCGTACCAGCTATTGAAAAACTGTTAGTCGCTCAGAAAATTAAGCCCGAAGCACGCGAAGCATTGCTATCGCAATTCGTAACAGTAACTGAAGGTAAATCGAAGGTGGTGGTCGTATGAGTCAAGCAGTATGGAAATACCCGCTTCAGGTAACCGATGAGCAAATTATCGAAGTTCCTGTCGGGGCGGAACCCCTGAAGGCCGAAATGCAAAACGATGAGCTTTGCCTGTGGATGTTGGTTAATCCCGAGGTATCGACTGTTAAGAAAAAAGTACACGTTCACGGTACAGGGCATCCTGTCAGTGACTTTGTGACGCGTAGTGACTACGTTGATTCTTTCATGCTGCACGACGGTGCGCTAGTATTCCATGTTTTCGTAACGGGCGAGTCAATAACTGAAAAAGAGTTCGACCGTCGCGCGGCTTTATCCACTACGATCACCCTTAAATCGGAGACCTGTTAAATGTCTAACCCACTAGTAAAACTACAAGGCTTACGCGCCGAAATCGCGAAGCTGACACCAGAAGAAAAACGTATGTTCCATGACGCTAAGAAAGCGATCGCGGTCGTACGTGAAGAACACGGCGAGTGGTCACAGCTTGCCTGTCTTGAAGCAGCGTTAGAAGACGCAGTTAAACGCGGGGATATGTAAATATGCGCATCAGCGAGCTAATTGAACAACTCCAAGAAACGCTAGAGTCGGACGGCGACCTAGAGGTGCGTTTGCAAACAGACCACGGTCAATGCGTAATGCGCGCTACATGGTCAGGTGTTAGTTACATTGAAGACGATTCGTACATGGCTGAAGCCGTGGCGGACGAAGATCGAGACGAGTCACATATTAAAGTATGCGAAATTCAAGCATTCTAAAAAGGAGCGCAACACATGAGTACCCCTCAAACTGAAACAACAGGAGCGAATCCCGCTATGTCCACATCAAAACAAGAATTTATTCTTAACAACATCACCGAAATGGTACGCGCTGGACGTTTTACCGACTTGCCGAAACTCGCGGCTGACCTTGCGGAAGTGTACGACGTATCGTGCGACACCGTGACGCCGAGCACGTCAGGTTTTAAAATTCAGCTCGATACCGAAGAAGCACCGGAAATCAATAACAACGTACCGTACGCGCAGTCTGTAGAGGACGGCGAAGGCGTGGCACCAATCGCGCCGATCGCTGACGTACCGAGCACCCCGACCGCAACGGAAAAAGCGGCCGAAGCGTTAGGTATGTTCGGCGACGCAGCGGGTGCAACACCTGAAACGGCACCAACCGCACCCGTCGCAGACGCACCAACCGAGCCGACGCCACCGTCACAACGTACGCACGACGATTGGGGCCTACCATTCTCTGACGACTGGCACGTGTCGACGCGTAACACCGCTAAACCTGGTTACTTCAAGCGTAAACCGGGTACGAACGA